TGAAGACAATAACCACTGCAAGAGAATTGTTTTATTATGGAGTAGTAGATCATATTAGGCTAGGAAACACTCCAGTATTGAGTGATATGTATAAACTAGCAAGAGATTCAGTTGGTAAGACTTTTTCAATTTCAGAATTGCCAGAAGCGACAAATATTGAACAGTTATTATATAACGCTAAAATTAAAAAAGTAGGTAACCTGGTTTTTGGAAAAGCTGGAGCACTTGTACCAACAATGAGATATCTATACGGGTATCTACGGGCAAATATCGTTGGTGACATAATCATGAAGGGAGACAGGGCTGCAACAGCAGGATATATGTTTACATATTCAGACATAGATATGTTTCCATTTATAGACTTAAGAATATCAGAGAATGCAGATGGAGATAGTTCAAACTACAAGAACTCAGGAATTTTTAACAACATAAGAAGTAAATATATTTTAGAAGGCAACGTTAGAGGTGTACAAGGCGTTGATAGAAAATACTATATCAGCTATGATAATCAAGGAGCAGTGTATGGGATGTTTTACGGTTCTCATTTACATTTTTCTGGATTATCACTAATGTGTCACGGTCATAGTGGTGTATCTTCAGCAGCATACACGTTTTCTCAATCAGGAAACTTAAAAGCTCCATTTAAATTTTTCAATTCAAATGGTCAAGAATTTTGTACAAACAATACTTCACCTTTTGATGGAACAATGATTGAAGCCAAAATAGGTGCAAAAAAAGATCAACTTGCAGTAGATAACGGATATGCTGAGGTAGAAAACTGGATGGAAGAAGTTGAAGAGCTAGAAGTGCTAACATCTGCTCCAACAATTGGTGCTACATCATTGCTTGTTAAGGATACTCAATTGGAGATAGTCACTGGTTCACAATCAGTTAAACTTGATGATGCGAACAGATACAGCGAAGACTATACTCAACCATATTTGAACCAGTACACAGGTCAACAAGTGTATGGATCAAGAAATGGATACAGAGCGTATAAAGATGGCACAAGTGTTGATATCAAGGATCATAATGGAGCATTATTATCTTCATTGACAAATGTCGATAACATAGTTGGTGGTAACTTTAGTGATGATGGGTCAATGCTTTATCTTGTTACAGCTACAAAGTATGATGTTGCAACAGGTGGTACTCAACAATTAACTGGTTCAGTAAAGGTTTACAACTCAACTACTGGTCAATTACTTGAAGAGGTAACCGTATCGCTATTAGAGAACCAGGAATTAAGAGGAGTATGGAGACCAAATATAAACTCAAATTGGCAGTTCATGAAAACATTGTATGTAGACGATGGTGCAGGTACCATGGTAGAAACCACTTCTTCAGTTGAATCTGTATATAATAACATAACCAGAAAAACAATAAACTTATCAGTGGTTGCCCATTTGGTTGGTCCAAACTATTATGAAGACAATGAGTTTGTATGTGTAAACAATATACTAGGTAAGGCTATTAGATGCTTTGGGAAATAGTTAAAGAAAAAATATTAAAAGGAGTGAGGGTGTTGACAAAGCAAAGTGAAGAGCATCTTATTGATTGTCCATATAGAGGCAAGATAGAGTCGATGGAACAGCAGATAGAGAAGATAAACTCTACTTGCTGTTCGGTAACAAATATGGAGCAGAGAATAAAAACCAATCTACTGCTGGAGCAATTAAATCAAAAAATTGATTCAATGAATATTAAGCTAGAAGAGTCGGAAGAAATTCTTCTTGGCATATTCATAGCTATACAATTTTTTGGTCTTGATGAAAAAATCAAGACAATATTACTAGGAGCATAACATGTCAGTTGACTTAGCAAAAGGAAAAATATCAATCTCAAAGAGCGAAACAAAGACTGCAATACTTGTTAACGAAGGAAACTTTATACAAGTGCCATCTTTTGAAGAGGATCCTTTTGCCAGAGTCTTTATTAGTAAGCATGGAAACATGAATTATACGTGGATAGGATTAACGCAAGAGACCTGCATGGCTATTGAGCCACCATTCTACGTCTATTCAAAGCTTCCATGTACAATAGGACTTATGGAGGTATAAACAAATGTCATTCAGAAGTGCGTATACAAAAACAGAGTTCGTTGGAGTAGGTGGTTTTAGGACACCAAAGGTACCAAGAGATGAAGGTATATATGTGCTTTCTGTTGACGATAATGGAAAATCCTCATGGAGAGAATCGGCTGCTGGTTCACTAGAGCTCGGCGAGACTGAAACAACTGCATTTAGAGGCGATTTAGGTAAAGAGGCACATGACCATTTATCAAAGACAAATAATCCACATCAAGTAACAAAGGAGCAAATTGGACTAGGAGATGTAACGAACGAAAAACAGATACCATATTCTGAAAAGGGTGAGCCCAGTGGTGTAGCAACATTAGACATCAATGGAAAAGTTGAACCAAATCAAATATATGATATTGATTGTGGGTCATTTTAATATAAAGGAAAACAATTATGATTAAGCAAATTTTAGTAAAAAGAGGTAATTTAGCAAACTTACCAGCAGAGGCAACAGAAGGTGAATTACTATTTGCCAAAGACACCAATGAATTGCATATTGGTAAGGGTAACGGAGTAGCACCAATTAAGATTGGTATGAACATGTCAAATGTTGTAACAACTGATGGAAACGGAAAAATTGACTCGTCAGTATTACCAGCATTAGCCATCAGTGAAACATTTGTGTCAGCAGACGAAGCTGCACAACTCGCATTGACTGTACAAGCAGGTGATATTTGTGTCAGAACAGATGAAAATAAATCATATATTGCACTGAATGCAGATAACGCAGATATGGGTGACTGGCAAGAGCTTCTTACTCCAGCAGATTCAGTAACAAGTGTTAATGGTAAAAATGGTGCAGTAACATTAAATACTGATGATATTGCAGAAGGAGCAACTAATTTATACTTCACTGATGCTCGTGCAAAAGCAGCAGCAGGAGCGTTAAAGCTTCAAGATCTAGCAGATGTAAGTACAACAACACCTAGTGATGATCAAGTGCTTCAATACAATTCTGCAAATAACGCTTATGAACCAGTTGATGTAGGATCAGTAGGTAGAACTACATTTACAGCTCTCGATGATACTCCTGCAGACTACACAGGAAAAGGTGGGTATACTGTTAAAGTTAAAGATGACGCTTCTGGATTAGAATTCGTAGATGAGTCTATTATCGATGGTGGATTCTTTTAGACTATAAGATAAATGCAAAGGAGATGCAAATATGAATAAAGTAGTTTTGTTTAAAAGATCTCTTACCCCTGGTTCACAACCAGAGGTAGAGAATATTAAGGACGGAGAATTAGCAGTCAATGTTGTTGATGGTAAGATTTTTCTAAGAAAAAATAATGAGGATGGAGATAGGATAGTGGAAGCTCTTCCTACTTTTGAGGATATGGATATACAATCATCAATATTAGGTAATGAAATACTTAAGAATACAGTAAGTATAACCAATATTATTATACCAGATTTTGAGGAGTAGAAATGGCTAGAGCAATAGATAAGTTAGTTGCAAATTGTAACTCAATACTTAAATCAATGAGAGTGTGGTCTGATCCAGTACCACAGGACATAACCATATCGTGGTACAATGATGACGATACCGTTGAAACATCAACATTTGGAAATGCCATGAAATTAAATGTTGGCAACACATCACATAACGGAAGCACAAGTAACCCACATGGCGTAACAAAAGCTCAAGTTGGATTAAGTAATGTAGATAATACTTCTGATGTAGATAAGCCATTAAGTATGGCAGCAGCAAATGCACTTGGTCAAAAATCAAATACTACCCATAATCACACATTAGCATCACTAAGTGAGAGAAGCTATACCAGTTTGACCGATAAGCCAGTGATTCATAATCATGCAAATAAAGACACGTTGGATAAGTTTGGAGAAGACGGTAACGGAAACCCAACATACAATGGTGTAGCAGTTGATACAACAGTCGCTCAAAGGGATGTGTATGATGGGCTAGATAGTGCCGATAATACAATTTCATTAGCTGCAAGTGTTGGACCAACTCTAATTGGGTATTTAAATGGAAAAGAGAATTCTTTTACTAAAAATAATGCGTTTAATAAAAGTTTCGGTAATACAAGTGGAACCGTAAGCGAAGGTAGCCATAGTCATGCACTTGCTTCATTGTCCGAAAAAAATTACAATAGTTTAGATAATAAGCCAGACCTTACAGATTTGCATTCTCATACAAACAAAACAATACTAGATGGCATAGGAGCCAATGGAGTAACAGTTACATATAGTGGATATGACTTACTTAAGATAAAAAGATTTGCACTAGCATCAGTATTAAGGGATTATAATCCAACAAGTAGAGACCTACTCGCGTTCTGTGAAGAGACTGACTCATTGTATCATTATGCTGTTACTGATGGAATTGGAGCATGGCATAAACTAGGTGTTGGAGCAAAGCTACTCGTACCAGGGCAAGGAACTGGGGCAGCAGGAACATATGTTCAAGACTGGGAAGATGTAGCTGATATCTCAGAACATTATATTAGTAGTCGATGGGGAAGCAAAACAGATGGTAGTGAGGCTGGAAAATGGAATAGAAAATCTGGAACCACACCATCAAGTGGCACAGGTACTCAGAATCCTTATTCTGGGACATATATGGTTTATGGGGAAATGTCAAGCAATGGTCACCAAGAGTTGCTTGAACTTGAAACAACCAACTTTAGAGTAGCTACACACTTAAAGTTTTATTTCCAAATGGAGGGAAGTCAATGTGGAAAATTTGACGTAAGAGGTATCTCTGGTGATGCTACCCACATATTGCACTATGTCGAAGGAGACCAGGGTTCACCATGGCATGAAGTAGATGTTGACCTTACTGACATGGAAATTGAGAAAATAATTTTCAGATACAAAGATGCAACTGGATATAGTGCAGATATATGTTTAGATAAGATAACCATAACAAGTGTTTAATACAAGGAGATAAACCAAAGATGAAAATAACAGTTGATAAAAACACAATAGACTTAAATATGCTACTGATGACAGTACTGTATAATTCTGGAACGAAAATGATAGAGGAAAGTGACTCTATGTATACATTTGAATACACTCAAAGTTCTGTTCCAGAACTAATAGAAGACCATGCTGAAACTTTTCCTAATTTTAGTATGGAAGATCATATGCTTAAATATTCAAATATGCAGAAAGAAATTACTATTAAGATACAAAATCTTCTTGATACAAAAGCAAGAAGTAAAGGATATGATGGAATGCAGAGTGTAAGAAGTTACGCTGGGTACGACAATGAATTCAAGGATGAATGTGTCAATATGGCTAGATGGTGCTCTTTATGTTGGGCAAAAGCAAAAGAGATAGCAGTTGATGTAAATAGTGGTGCAAGACCATTTCCAACTGTTGCTCAGGCAATGAGTGAGATGCCAGAATTGCAGGATATGTCATGAGAAAAGTAACTCACATATCAATACATTGCAGTGCAACCCCTTCTGGTTCTGCACTAGCATACGACAAGTATCACAGGGAACACAATGGATGGTCTTCAATCGGATATCATTATGTTATTTCAAATGGCAATAATGGTAATGGGTATAACTATATTCTTGATGGTCAAATAGAGTCTGGTAGACCTGAACATTTGGAACCAGC